TCAAACTCCAAAGCAGGTCCTGAAGTAGCAGGGTCCCAGTTTGTACCATTCCAAACATATAGCCTATTATCACCAGAATCATTATCAAACCATAAAGCACCTTTTGTTGCTGTAGGTGCGTTACTTTGTACGGCAACCCCTGGTCCTTGTGGTCCCGTTGCCCCAGTTGCACCTGTTGGTCCTTGAGAACCTGTAGCTCCTTGAGGGCCAGTGTTGCCTTGTGGTCCAGTAGCTCCTTGAGGTCCTGTGTTACCGATAGGCCCTTGTGGTCCTGTAGCTCCTGTAGCACCTTGTGGTCCTGTAGCTCCATCGTTTCCGTCTGCTCCAGCTGGCCCAGTCGCACCCTGTGGACCAGTTGCACCAGTAGCTCCATCGTTACCATCAGCACCTGCTGGTCCTGTAGGACCTTGTGGTCCTGTTGCTCCAACTGCCCCATCAGCACCTGCTGGTCCTGTAGCTCCTGTAGCACCTTGGATACCTTGAGCACCATCTGCTCCGTCAGCACCTACAGCTCCATCTGCTCCGTCTGCACCTACAGCTCCTGTAGCACCCTGTGGTCCTGTAGCACCTTGGATACCTTGAATACCTTGGGCTCCTGTAGCACCAGTGGGGCCTTGTAAAGCCGCATTAGTAATAGTTTGCTTTTCCCATGTACCAGCTGATGCATCATAGACGGGGATAAAGTCTCCACCTACAGCGTCTGTGCCTGTAGCTAGTGAAGTAAGAGCCGCTTTCACATTTGTTACATCTGTAACATCAGCGTTAGTTTCAACTGTGTCTAGTTTTGTACCATCAGCCGCTAAGTCACGTCCATCCACTGTGCCACCAGCTGTTATGTTAGAGTTAAATGTGACAGCACCAATAAACGTACCACCAGCTGTTGCTGAAACTGTGTCCGCAACTTGGAATGATTTGAATGCATAGATGTTTACTATGTCACCAGCCGCCGCGCCTACGTCTAGCGTTACTGTCAGTCCTGATGATGTTGTGAAGTCAGATGGATCAAGTAGGATACCATTCATTGTCACTAGCAAATTAGCCGCGATAAATGACATGGAGTTCCCATTATCATGGTTACCTGAGAATGCAGTTTGATTAGCTGTAGCTGTGTATTCGTATAAATTTAATGACGCTACCCCAGCTGAAGATGCCGCAATCCAGTTAGAACCATCGTATACTAGCATAGAACTGGATGTACTTGAAAAGTACAAAGCACCTTGAACTAGGGCATCACCATCGTTGTCTACTGTTGGATCAGAAGACTTAACACCTAAATACTTATCGTCGAAGTTATCTAAAGCTGTTGCGGCGGCGGCGGCACTGTTTGCGGCGGCTACTGCATCTGATGCTGTATTAGTCTCTGCGTTGCTCACGCTTGCGGCACTAGCGGCGGCTTCAGCGGCTTTTGTTGATGCTGTAGATGCAGAGTTTGCACTTGCAGTTGCAGAGTTTGCACTTGCTGTAGCTGAATTTGCACTATTTGTTTCCGCAGTTTCAGCCGCTGTCTGTGCAGTTTCACTTGCAGTCTGGGCTGTCTCTGATGCAGTCTTAGCAGTTTCACTCGCATTTTTTGCAACAACTGATGCATCTCTTGCCGCTTCAGATGCCGCTTGGGCAGTCTGAGAATTAGTTTCGGCAGTCTCAGCGTTTGTTTCAGCTGTTTCTGCATTTGTCTGTGCAGTCTGAGCCGCTACTTTAGATGCGTCTGATGCAGTAGCTGAAGTTGCTGAAGATGTAGCACTGTTAGCACTTTGGACAGCACTTGCGGCACTTTCAGATGCTTTTGTAGTCGCATTAGATTCTGAGGTTGAAGCCTCAGATGCTTTTGTAGTCGCTGTAGCGGCTGAAGTTGAGGCTGAAGTTGATGAAGATGCCGCATTTGTTTCCGCAGTTTCAGCGGCATTTTTAGCAACTACTGATGCATTTTTAGCAACAATAGATGCATCACGGGCGGCTTCAGCGGCTGTCTGTGCAGTCTCTGCATTTGTCTCAGCTGTTTCTGCATTTGTTTCAGCTGTTTGGGCGGCAACTTTTGATGCATCGGATGCAGTCGCTGAATTAGATGCGGCTGTTGCGCTGGTCGCAGATGCTGTCGCACTGGTTGCTGAAGATGTAGCTGAAGTCGCAGATGCAGCTGAAGAATTTCCGCTTGCAACTTTACTTGCTTCAGATGCTACGGCTGATGCAGAGGCTTCAGATGCTTTCGTTGTTGCTGTAGATGCCGATGCGGATGCAGAGTCTGATGAAGTCTGGCTTGCATTCTTATTTGCTTCTGTAATGGCAATTGCATTACTTGCACTAGTCGCATCACTAGCGGCTGATGCCGCTGAAGCGGCGGCCTGTGTTGCACTATTTTCTGCGTTTGAAACTGATGCGTCTATGGCATTAGACTGCTCGTTGGTTACTCCAGAGTTATTGTAGAAGCTGGTTTTTGATGCCATTTGAATTAATCCTCATAATAATGCGTAGGTCGTACCACTTGATTTACACCTGACTGCTCAGAACTGTTTGCGTGTTCCTGTATCTCAGCTAAGAAAGACCCAGACTTCTGATCAAAGATTGCACCACGTTCATCTAAGAAGTAATCAGCCGCATAAGAAAGAGCTGTGTATGTAAGAAGGTCAGAAGCAATATTAGTCAGCATGTTTGTATCACTGTCGCTTGTCAGTGCATCTTGTTCTGCATAGTAGTTAAGGTATAGGTCTCCACTACTAGGCTTCGGGTGTATCTTTAGATTTCCTTGCTCACGACAAAAGAACCTTGGTGAACCTAGTTCTCCAGTCTTTTGATACTGTACCATCTCATGTAGAGGTATGCGTGTTAATGAGTTTCCATCGTAATATAATTCTATTACCTCAAGCAAATCTGAAGGCATAACTAAAGTTGCTACGCCCGATGCAGATGTTACATTATATGTATTCTGTTTTTCCATCGCTGGGACGCGAAGCTGTCTTTGTATTCTAGTGATAGCCTGATCTATGAAGGTGTCAGCCAAAGCATTCGAACAGTCACTACGATTTAGAAGAGCAATAAAGTGTGCTCGGATTTCACCTTTGTTCATTTGGTATTACTTTCTTTTCTTGGCTGTCTTTGCCGCTTTCTTGAAAGCCTTGTCAGTAGGTGCGCCCTTTGCGCCCTTCTTTCTCATTGGCTTGCCTGATTTACGTTTTTTGTGGATGTTTTCATATAGGCTCATTAGCTAGACCCTCTTGTTAGTTGTGAGGAACATATCTAAGTCCTCATTCTTTAGTTTACGGACAATCTCTGATCCCTTGGCTTCCCAGATATTGAATCCTTCTCGCATCCACTTCTCGACAACAGCTGTCGGTATGGAGGCTACTCGCATCATGTCACCTGTAGGCTTCGAACCGCTGTCGTTTCGAGCGTCTTTCAGATCGTCCAAGAAGGACTGTGAGATGTGCTGTGTGTGCTTTTGAAATAGTTCTCCGTGGTCACTCACGAAGTCTGTTTCAGTTTGTAATAATGTTGGCTGTGTTTTGTTAGTCATTTTGCTACCTTAGAATATGAAAAGGCCACCCATAGACAACAGTAAGGAGAGCAAAACCTGTGTGTCTTTGGGTGGCCTAATAAAGACCTAGTGGTCTATTTCGAACTTATGATAAGCCAGTGATTTTCACTGAGTCACCAAAGTTTGTGTGTTTACAAGAAACCTCACCAACGATGTGATGACGATCTGAGTCACCATTCTTCGCTAGTAGTGTTCTTGTGAATGGACGCAACGTACATGTTTTGAACATTGTTGGGTCTATTAGTAGTGCGTGAGTTGTCTTTAACTCGCGGTTTAATACTACACGATATTCGCCGTAGGGGCTCACATATAGGTCAATAGCATTGACCAATGTTTTGCCTTGTGAGATTTCACGATTACGACCTGATGCCGCTGAGAAACCAGCTACGATTTGTGCATCTGCTGGCTTGATCATGAATGTGTCAACATCAGAACCATTGTCGTATGCTGTTTGACCAGCTACTAATAGTTTTGCTTCTGTTAAAGCATCTGTTGCGTTTGAACCAGCATCTACATCTGTAGTAATTTGGTTTAACAAAGAAGTCATCTTACGTGCTGTTGTAGCATTACCTGCTACTGCGGCTTGCTCTACGCCAACCATTGCACGTTCATAGTCTTTCTTAATTTCCTTCAATTTCTTAGCTAATTGGTGTGCAGTTTCCTTTGCTCTACCATATGTAGCTACTGCATCAGCTGTTGCTGATACTTGAAAGGCTTTAGACATGATCTGAGTGTTGTTTGTACGCTCAGTTGCATCTGTCAAAGTCATCATACTCGCGTCTGCCCCTTCAACTACGGCATTGACTGCTGAATCTGCTAATGAATCTTCAAGGAATGAGAAAGTTCTAGCTGATACTTTTTCGTTCTTGATCATCGCTTGCATGGGCGTAGCGAATGGTGAAATGTTGGAAATGATGTCTGAAACATCTTCCTTTTTTCCAACTTGGTTATAGGTTGTGTATGTACTCATTTAATTGTCCTCACAATTTTAGGATTAAGTTTGAAAAGATTTACTCTTCCCAGCGGCTCATGAGTGCGTCTGCAATATCATCTAAGTCTTTAGCACTACTCAGGCTGTCCATTTGCTTCTGTTGTTTAGCTTTCTGGATAGTCTTTTTAGAGGGTGGTGCTTTCTTGGAACTAAGAACCTTTTTGCCACTTTTCGACTTCTTGAGTTTGGCCTTGGCTTTCTTGCTGTTGGCGGACTCTTTTGACTGGTCGTAAAGTCTGGCTTTGTTAATCAGCATGATGACCTGTGGGTCTGTGTACTGATCGACTTGATCCTTGGGTAACCCCGATTTCACAGCATAGTCACGAATGTCTGCATAGAGTTGGTTACCCCAGTCAGGTAATTGTTCCTGTAGAACCTTTACGCAATCTGCGGCGGCTACTCTAGTAGCTTCCTGATGTTGTTGCTGTGCTTGGGATACAAGCTGACCACTTTCTTCCTGTAGGAACTTTAAGTCGTCTTCTGCTTGCTTCGCGTCTTGGCGTAGTTGAGAGAATGTTTCTGCATCCATCTCGCGTGACGCTACTAACATATCAATGTCAGCATAAGGTTTGTACCTTGCTTCTGCGCGTTCCAATAACTTCTGATATGACATCTGCGTTTGAGCCAGTTGTTCTTCTGACTGCTTTCGCTGGGTAGCCAAATCTTGAGACTTTTTAGTTAGAGATGCTTCTTGACCATAAAGCCGCTTTAAGTCCTTTACAGATACCAGCTTAGACTCACCATTGACTGAGATGTCCACGATTTGATCATCAGAAGCGACTGTGTGTTCGTCGTCGTCTTCCTCTTCATCATCATCGTCTTCAACATCTTGATCTTCGTCTTCATCAACAGTGTCGTCTTCGTCAGGGTCTTCAAGGTCTAACTCGTCTTGATCGTCCTCTTCATCTTCTATTTCATCTTCATCTACCTCTGTCTCGGCAAGGTCTTCAGATGTTGCATCTTCTACTTCGACTTCAGATAAGGTTTCCCCGTCGTCCCATCGTCCTAAGATTGCGTCTGCCGCATCATCAATATCTAATGCTTGCGGCTCAGAGTTTACATTTTGCTCGTTGTTCATGGAGCAGTCTCCTCTTGGCTGTTGTCGCCGTTCTGCTGTTCAATAATGCTGTCACGCACTTGAACTCGCTGTTTCAGAGTATCCACCACGTCTACTAATGCGCGATAGTGGTTATAGGCATACTCCCGTTTATCCTTGTCTGCTGGCTCAGTGTTTACAAACGTCTGAAATGCTTTTTCGACAAGTTCATTGATAACTGAATTGAAGGCGGAACCGCTTAGTACGGCTCCAGCTTCATCTCCAGCCATCACAAGTTGCTCTTCTTGTGTAGGCATGTGCTTTCCTTATTGTGTTGTGCTTATCCGTTTGGACTTGCGATTGCCCTGACATCATCAGCCTTACGTGCTATCTCTAGCTCCTCTAAGTTCACATATTCTTTATGCTCGAACTCAGTCTCGTTAAGGTCTTGTTTGTCAGATTGTAGGGCAAATGCTTGTTGAGCCTTCATAGTGTCTAACTCATGTTTCATTTGCCGCATTTGTGCATCCATCTGCACCTTCATTTCAGCGACAGCTGTTTGTCGTTCTTGAAGTTGCATCTGTTGCTGTGCCATCTGCATTTGCAGTTCTGCATTTGGATCAGGTGGCGGTGGAGGTATCATCGCTGGGTCTGTTAAGAAGTCAGCAACATTCTTGATACCTGATTTCTCTAATACTGATGCCAGCATCTTGAACTTGTTCTCAGGAGAGTACATTTGTCCAAGTGTAGGATCGGCAGAGAAAAGCTGATGGAACGACAGGTGTTTTTGAACCAGCTGCTCCTGATCGCCGTAGCCCAAGTGGAACTCAACTTGTACGTCACGTTTATCAGCCCATTGCGATGGGTCGATAGGGACATAACGTCCAGCTAACTCAACAATCTTCTCTTCAGACTCGTTCTCTACAACTAATGAATAGACCATTGAGAATAGAGGCTTTAGGAAGTTGTTCGCAAAGTTACGCGCTATGATCTTCTGTCGCTGTTGGCTCATTGTAGCTAACTGCTCAACCATTGCCGCTGAGTTTTGTTTGCTTATCGCGTCTTTATTAAGACCTTGGGATAGGCGAGAGACACCAGAAGTGTCTTCTTTATCCTCATCTAACATCTGAATAGTTTGGAATACAAACGGGTTCAATGATGCTTGAGGCATTGCGTTAATAGCGTCAGGGCGTGATACATTCACGATACCTCCGACACGATTGTCTATTAGTTCTCTTGGGTTCGTAAGACCACCTTTAACAACTGTATAACGTGGGTTGTTAGTGACCATAGCGTGATCAAGAATAGAACGTGTTAATACTGTACGTGCATTTTGTATTCCTAATAGTTTCTCAGCAAAGTTATTACCGTGGAAAGCATGTGGAATAGGCAGTGGCACGAATGCTACGAATGGGCGTCTATTTACTATCTCTTTCTCAAGTAAGATGTTTGATGCTTTGACTATTTTGTAGAGTTCAGCAACACCAGTACCTTCAACATCTAGCTCAATGAAAGCCTCGACCACAGTTACCTGTCGAGTTTGACGTTGATAACCTTTTGCATTGAAGCCTCGGTCTGCACCTATGTCATCAAAGCGAGAAAGTATCTCAGGGTCATTGTCAAAGTCTGTATCTTCATTGTCAGAGATTTTAGCAACTAAGTCTTCGTCGTATCCCATCTCTATAAGTTCAGAGATAGACTTCTTAGTTCTATGTGCACAGAAGCTAACGTCATCTAAAGACTTTGCTTGTGGTTCGATTAAGAACTCTTCTGGTGCAATAGCCTCAACCTTAACCTGTGACGTATCACG